TTGACAGCTGATTATAATTCATTGATGAATAAATTTTATAATTTGTATATATATTGTGAGTTGTACAAGAGGAAGTTTTTTGAGTTGCCTTCTTTTCAAAATTACGTTCAAGACGTTAGGATTGTTGTTTATGGAGATGATAATATAGTGGGTTGTAGACAAGACATTTTGCCTTGGTTTAATGCTTTTTCCTATCGTGATATAATGAGGGAAATGGGAATGGATTACACCCCTGCTAATAAAGGAGATTGGAAAGTTCCTTATTTTTCTTTGTCGGAAACTCAATTTTTAAAAAGGAAGTTTATGTTTCATTCTAAATTGAATGCGTTAGTGGCTCCTCTTGATATTACTACTATGTTGTCTACATTGAATTTTGTTTCTGATGAGTTTCGCTCTGATGAATTAGTTCGCTTGAAATTGTGGAATTTTCAACGAGAAGCATTTTTACATTATAATTATTATGAGTTAATGAATTATGTTAAAGGATATATTAAAGGAATACCCGGATTAGCTTCTTTTGCTTTTTTATCTGAGAGGGAACTCTTGGAAATATACAAAAGAGGAGACTATGGTGAAACCATAGTTTTCTCTTAAAATATAAATATAAAAGAGAAGATTATGGTAATACCATAGTTTTCTCTTGATTCGCAACGCATGTAGTTGCTAAAATAAATATGAGTTATAAGAAAACAGAATGGTGTTTTCGCTACGTTTATTTTTGGAGAGGAGCAGCCCTCCTCAAAATTCCATTCACCAAAATAGTATAGTGGTTGCTTCTTATACTATTTAATTTAGAGCAACAAATCCATTACCAAATCAATTAAATGACAATATTTTTAATTCCAAAGATGATCTTGGAGTTAATATTACTACTCGACCAGTTTCATCTCGACCACATAGAATGCATGCTTTTAAGCATTCTAATGATTCTTCTTTTATTAAAGAAGGTGATTGGACTCTAGATAAGATGGTTGAAAAACCGGCTTTTATAGCCAATTTTGTGTGGAATACCACACATCCGTCGCATGAAGTACTTTATTATGCGCGTCTTCCTCTCGATGTTTTAGTATCAGCTTTGCAAAAATCAACAGTTAATAACTTTTTATATTGGAGAGGAGAAATAGAGTTGCACTTTCAAGTTTTGGGCACTCCTTTTCATACTGGTTGCTTGATGGCCACTTTCATTCCGCTTTCTCGCCCAGCCTCTAGTGCTCGTTATCCGATTATAAATAACTTTGCAGCTCTTTCTATAAATCCTACAGCTTATTTGCAGCCAAATTCATCTACTTCTGCTGTTATGACAATACCATTTATTACACCTTATGAGTATTTGGACGTTTTAAATCCGTCTCCCGCGCACAATCAGCAATTAGGAACTGTTAACATTGTAGTTCTTAATCAATTGGCAGCTGCTACCGGATCTTCTGATGCTGTAGAAGTTTCTATATTTGCAAAGTTTGTTGGAAATCAATTTAAGGTTCCCAGATTTACTCCTGAAGGTATGTTTTCAAGTGCTGTTCAGTCAC